CCAAATAGCATCTTATTATGATTCTCAATGGAAACCAACTGATATCAACAATAAGGAGCTAACGATAAAAGAAATTGAATCGTTAGACCCTTACGTTGAGATTGTTGATGACCCGAAGGAATCTACCAAATGGGCAGCGGTAAGACGTATGATTCACACAATGGATTTTACAGCAAACCCTGGTCGTAATGTAAAGATTAATGTAAAGGATAGAGTGAGTGGAAAACTATTAGGACAGATTTCATTAGCATCCGATGTAACCGCTATGGGAGTTAGAGATAACTTCATTGGTTGGACTAAGGATAATAAGTTTGTTGATGGTAAGTTAAATAACACTACTATCGCTTCTACTATTGTATGTACTCAACCATTAGGTTATAACTTCTTAGGTGGTAAGTTAATCGCTATGATGACAACTACACCCGAAGTTAGAGCATATTGGAAAGAGAAATATAAGAACGTATTGATTGCAGTAGGTACAACATCTTTGTATGGTATTCACTCTCAATATAATGGTATTCCTTTGTTTAAAACATTAGGAGAATCCGCTGGTAAGATTAGTTTAAAGCCAGATGATAAATTCTATGACCCGTGGCATCAATGGATTAAAGAAAATCATGCTGATTGGTACGCTGAAAATATTACCGAAGAAAGAGCTCGTAATGGTGCTAATATGGGGTATGATAGAAACGGACCTGTTAGTGGTATCAAACAAAAGATATTGGGTAAGATATTCAAAGAGTGTGGTATTAAGGCAACTGAATATCATCACGGATTTAAAAGAGGTGTGTACTTCGCTATGATGTATGAGAATGGAAATGAATTCCTTCGTAACGAAATTACCGAAGATAAACTAATCATCAAAGATAAGTTTAAGCAAGGTACTGAATACATTAACAAATGGTGGAAGAAACATGCAATCAGTAGATATACAAAACTACATGATGAAGGAAGAATTAAACCCGAACACTTATTCTACATAGATGCTATTGGAATTAGTTGGGAAGAAATGAAAGCAAAATACCTATCAGAAGTAGGAAGATAAAAAATAAAATTATGGCAAAAACTAAAAAAACAAAAAAAGTAGAAGAAGTGATTGATGATACTCAATTACAACCACTTGGGCAAATTACACTCTCACAAGAAAAATTAGAACATTGCGAATGGTGTTTTCAATTTGATGGAGATGAACCACAAATATTTGCTTGGACTGGTGAAAATGATAGTAAAGACGAAGACCCAAAAGTAATGTTTACAATTACAAATACAAAGGATTCGTATATTACCTTTACTCACAAAAATGGTAAATCATTTAAATTATTTGCTAGAGAATTGACAGAAGAAGGTAAACAACTTAGAGCTAAACAAATTGAATTAACAAAATCAAATTTATAAAATGAAAGTACGAATAAAGAGGCTTAATGAAAATGCAGTAATTCCATCCTATGCAAAGGATGGTGATGCTGGTATGGATTTAGTAGCAACCTCAATTATATCAACTACATCAACTCAAATTACATATGGTATTGGGTTGGCATTGGAAATACCAAAAGGATTTGTAGGATTAATATTCCCTCGTTCATCGGTTAGAAAGACAAGATTAATGTTAAGTAATTGTGTAGGTGTGGTTGATAGTGGATATAGAGGTGAGTTACAGGCAACATTTAATAAAATTAACAACGATTCGGTATCTGAAAACGATTATAAGGTAGGTGATAGAATTGCACAAATTATGATTATACCACATCCCCCAATTGAGTTCAATCAAGTAGATGAATTATCGGATACTGAAAGAGGTGATGGTGGATTTGGTTCAACTGGAAAATAAAAAATAAAATATGTTTATAGAACAAACGGAAGAAAAGGTAAATAATAATTTGTGGGTAGAGAAGTATCGCCCATCAAAGCTTGCTGATTATGTAGGTAATGAACATTTAAAATCAAAAGTAGAAGGTTATTTAGAAAATGGCGAAATCCCACATTTATTGTTATATGGTAAAGCGGGTACTGGTAAAACTACATTAGCAAAATTAATTGTAAAATCAATTGAGTGTGACTATATGGTTATTAACGCATCTGATGAAAATAACGTTGAGACTGTAAGAAACAAAGTAAAGAACTTTGCATCTTCTATGGGATTCAAACCATTTAAGATTATTCTTTTAGATGAGTTTGATTATATGTCACAACCATCACAAGCTATATTAAGAAACTTAATGGAAACATTTTCAGCACACTGCCGTTTCATATTAACTTGTAACTATGTTGATAAAGTAATTGAACCAATTCAAAGTAGATGTCAATCATTTCAAATCATACCACCAACTAAAAAGGATGTTGCAATACAAGTTAGTAAAATCTTAAAAGCTGAAAATGTAGAGTTTGAAGTTAAGGATTTAGTTCCAATTATTGATGCATCTTATCCTGATATTCGTAAAGTTATCAATACATGCCAATTGAATTCTAATAAAGGGAAATTGCAAGTAGATGTACAAAATTTATTAGAGAATGATTACAAAAATAAAATTATAGAAATTCTTAAATCAAAAGATGATAAGAGAAATAAATATATGAAAGTAAGACAGACTCTTATAGATTCTAAATCAAAAGACTTTACTGATTTATATACAGCTTTGTATGATAATGTAGAGGATTATGGTGGTGAAAATACATCAAATGTGATTCTAATATTAGGTGATGGGGTAAACAAATCAGCAACTGCAATTGATAAAGAAATTATAGCAGCAGCTACATTAATTCAAATTTTAAATATTATATAATGGCAAACATTTTAGGAGCAGGTGGACAACCAATCGGAGGACAAGAAGAAAAACCAATTCCATTAGAAAAGACAGAAGCAATCGGATGTAAGAAATGTGGTGGTGAGATTTTCGTACAAGGTTTTGGATTCCGTAGAATCTCAAAATTATTAACTGGTAAACCAAAAGATGAAGTACTACCCGTTGAATTATTCCTTTGTGGAGATTGTGGTGAAGTACTTAATGAATTATTACCTCCGGGTTTAAAAGTAGAAGAAGAAGCATAATATGGCTAAAACATTATTCGACCATCTAAACGCAATTACGGATAAGAAAGACCCAAAGTATTGGGATACGCTTGATGAGAGCGATAGAAAAACATGGAGTAACTATTTGATACTCCGTTTTCTTTCTATGAAACCCGAATGGATAGAATTAATTGCAGATATACAACCTTATATACAAGAAGCACCGCCTAAAGCAATGTATTTGGCATTAATCGGCCTTATTCCTAAGACACGTGCTTTCTTAAAATATATGAAACCAGCTTCATCTGAAAAGTATGAAGATTGGATTGTAGAATTAGTAGCAAGGCAGTACGAAGTATCTAAATCAGAAGCAGAGGATTATCTTAAAATCCTATATGAAACTACAAGTGGTAAGATGCATATTAAGGAAATTGCAGAGAATTATGGTACTGACCCTAAGCAAATTACTAAGTTAAAACTCAAAGTTTAATTAGGTAATTTCAGGTATTTTTCGTATCTTTATACAATAAAACAACATAATGGCTAAAGTATCATTTTCACAATATAGTATGTGGAGTTCATGTCCACATCAATACAAATTAAATTACATAGATAAGTTAGGTGAAAGTTCATCTAATATCCATACAATCTTTGGAACTGCTATGCACGAAACTATCCAACATTACCTTTCGGTTATGTATGGTGTTTCTAAAAAGCAAGCAGATGAAATAAACAAAGACAAACTCTTATTGGAAAAAATGAGAGAAGCTTATAAAAGTGAAGCTGATAAAATGAGCGAAGGAACTCCTTGTACTCAAATTCAATTAGAAGAATTTTATGGTGATGGTAGACGTATTCTACAATGGTTGGATAAACATATGCACAAATTCTACTCAAAAAGTGGATTTGAATTAGTCGGTATTGAGATTCCATTAAATGCAACTATTAAAGAGGGTGTACACTTTATTGGATTTATCGATATTGTTATTAGAGATTTGGCATCAAACGAAATCATTATTATAGATTTAAAAACATCCACAATGGGATGGAATCAGTATCAAAAAGCTGATAAGATGAAGAACTCTCAAATCCTATTATACAAAAAGTATTATTCGGAGTTATTTAATATTCCATTACAAAAGATTAAAGTAGAATATCAGATACTTCGTAGGAAATTGCCTGAAGATTCAGCATT